GCAATAGCAACACCGCCTGCAACAAGAGCACCAGTGATAGCCACAGCAGCAGTGCCACCTCCAGGAAAGAAAGTAGCAATTAACGGTCCGGCCTTGCTCATTAGACCGCCCAGCACACCACCAACTAGACTAAGCACCACTGCTTGAGCTTGCGGATTTTTCAACGCAGCTTTGACAATGGCCATTAGACCTGTTTTGGTTTCAGCTGGTGCTTCTAGATTATTCACAGCGGCTGTGGCTTTGGCTTCAAATTCTGGATCAGGCACAGCTTTTGGATCAGGTTCAGGCAGTGCTTTTTCTAACTTGCCTAGAAAAGAATCCGGAATAATTTTATCAACAATCTTGCCTAACATGGTGCTGTTGCCACCTCCTGCTGATGTTTCTTTTTCAGCAGCAGCAAACATCTGATTGATCTGATCTGGAGTTAGTGTTGCTTCATTGAGATATTGTTGCCATGGTTTGAAGAACTCGTTGTCAATACGATCCCAATGCTCATTGAGAGAAGTATCTTTCTTGAGATCCTCACTAAGATAGTATTTGATACTTGTTTTGTCTAAATCATGTAATCGCATTGATATACTCGCTGTTGTGTTTTATTTATTAAAAACGAGCTTGCGCTCGTTTGCATTTTCGCTTGTCGCTCAATGCGGATTGTCTTCTTTTTTATTGATTTACATTGTAATTGCGAAGCAATTCAAGTATTATGCAGATTGTTCAGTCACACTTTGCCCAGGCCGGGCAAAGATAACAGCATTATGCGAGTTGCACAGTACACTCTAGCGTTACAGCGTTACAGAGGCGGTCATCCGGTACCTCGAGCTGCGTCTTTATACGACGGCGGTGTATACATTTACGCTAACAAATGCACACACGTAGGGTATTTCTCCCTTCTTTTTGCCTTGTTGTTCTTTTCAAATAACCAAATCGCAGGTCTTAGTAGCGATCGTCATCCTTTCGGGTAGTGGTTAAGCACCTTTGCGGCAAGGTTTTCCATCCCTGTGTACACGTAGACCAGGTTTAGAGCGCACGAAATTGGGCCTGCGCTAGCCAATAAACCGCTTTATTTTGCCTGAGATTGTTCTAGTAGACGCTGTCTAAGTATGTTTGATCCGCCGACTCTGACATTTATAATACCATTATAATAGTCATCAGTTTCTAAAACTCTGCGTTCAAACTGCTCTCGAGCTTCTAAATATGATAGTTCTGCCTTGGACTTGCAAAGGTAAATGATTTCTCTTGTGAAATTTTCCGGACCTAATGCTTGGACGTCTGCGTTCAACCTATCAGATGAACCATAGTATTCACGCCAATCGCTTTCTACTACACTTCTTCTTTTGAGTTTTTTGCCTTTGAGTGGGGGTTTAGTACGTTTGAATTGTGCTAATTTCTTGCCTATGTACTTCTGTCCGGTGGTTTTATTCGTGATTATATAAACAAAGCCAATATAGCCTTCTGGTATTTCGTCTATTATTTGATTTTGAAACGTCCATTGCACTCTTTAATTAGTTAAAGCTTCTTGCCTCTCATGCCTTTTCTGGATGCTTGTTGTATCTTTCGTTTGTCTTGTATTTCTACTCTTAATATCGATGCCTGTGTGCGTATTTCTGATAGCCATGATCTAGCCTTGATGCCTGCTTCGTTGGATTTTTTGTGATGAAATCGATCCTGCCATTTAAAGTATTCTTGAAAGGCATGGATCATGCGATCGTGTGCGTCTGAACTCACGCTACGATCTCTATGTCATTGCTGTAACTAGTGAATCCATTTTCTTTAATAACCTTCAGCACGTGATTAACCCGGCTGGTCAAGTCATCTCTATGTGAAATCAAGAACACGTTCTTGTCACGCTCACGAGTCATGCGTTTCAGCACAGCAATACTGGATTCAACACCACTAGCATCCATACCTGAATCCACAAGTTCGTCAATGAACAGCAAGTTGATACTGGTGTATAGGTTTTCCCACACATCGCGGAATGCCCACGACAAGGATAGAATCAGTCTGTTACGTTCACCACGGCTTAGATTGTCAAAATCTAGATCCTGCCCCAGCTGTGTGATAATCACAGTCAAGTCGTTCTGAAACTCCACCGTGTGGGGTAATCCAATCTTGTCCAAGTAGTAGGTCAATCGTTGATTCAAGAACGCAAGATTCTGATCTATTATTCGTTTGCGAACAAAACTATCTTTGTTAGTCAATAACTTGTGTAAGAACTCTTGATGGTCTTTGACACGAACCAACTCGTTGAGACCGTTCCAATCTATTTCCTGTACGGCTGTTTCTTTGAGTTCAACAATCTGATCGTCATAGGGATTTTCTTCCGCAGTCTTGATAGTAATATCACGTTCTAGGCTACCTAATGTATTTTTATGATTTAGAGCCTGTTCTAGATTGTCATAAGTCACTGCAGGACATGTTCCAATTTCTCCTAGCAGCGATATTGCTTCGACGATCACACTAAGTTCTTCAAGATGCTCGTTGATAGCGCCACGGCTTTCTTGAATCTGCGTAGACTTAGCAGACATGATTTCTGTATGCTTGGAATCGTGTAACTCTTGACCGCAAGTATGACACTTGTGCTCTGTTAGACTAGTTAATTCTCGTTCCAACTTTTCTAAAATACGCTGTTCTTTTTCCAACGCCGACGTTTGTTTAGCACTCAACGATGCTAGACTTTCGTGTTCTTTTTTGTTAGCAGTCCAATCTGCTAGTGATCGCTGATTGAGAATTTCTTGATCAATATCAATATCGCTGAGTCTGTCTATGCTTTTAAGCAAGTTGGTCAGACTAGTTTCTTTCTGTTCTTCCCACATGCGTTGTTTGCGTATCAGCGACTCTATGCTTTGTTGTATTCTTTCGTTGCTAGCTTTGACAGTTTCTATTCTTGTGTTTTCTGTCGCAATACTGTCTTTGCTGATCTTGATTGCATCTTTGAGAGCTTCTGCTTTTTCTGACAGTATGGTAATGCCCAACAGTTGTTCAATGATAGCACGTTGCTCTGCTGCCTTCATGCTCAAGAACGGTTCTGTGTAAGTGTTCAAGGCAATGAGATGCTTGAACATTTCGTGTTTCATGCCAAACACTTCTTCAATGGCCTTTTGTGTTTCACGGCTGTCGCCTTGGCTTTCGTCAAGGTCGCTGAGCTCCTGTTCCTGATCGTTGATGCTGAATCTCAACAGATTAGGTTTACGACCTCGCTCGATATGATACTTGACACCATCTTTTTCAAATGTAACTGTACACAACATGCCTTTGCAGTTGATCTTGTTGATGAGATTGTCACGCTTGATATTGGTCAGTGCTTGTCCGTAGATGGCATAGCTGAGACCGTTGATGATAGTGGTTTTGCCTGTGCCGTTACGAGCTCCGCTGTCATCACCGCCAAGGTCTAGGTTCTCGCCTAAGACCAACGTGAGTTGTCCGCGATCGAAATCTATGGCCTGGGTTTGATTGCCCACGCTCATGAAGTTGCGTACTGTGAGATTATTGATTTTAATCATAGTTCGTTATAGATGTTCAACAGTAGTTTTTTGTCATAGGTGTCGCTGTCTATGTTATTGATCTGATTCATCACAATGGTGTCAACAGATTCGAATGTGATGTCTATGGGATTAACAGCACTTTCTACTTCTACCTTTTCTGGAATCAACATGAGCTCACGCAGTTTATACTGTGGCATGAACTGTTCTTTGATGAAGTTTGCTTCTTCAAATGTAATAGGCAAGTCAATGGTTACACGACAATGCATCTTTTCACGCAGCAACTTGTCCGGAGTGTCGATGATCTGACTCAGCTTATAGGTTCTATATATGGGTTGATCAGGCCAAGAATGATATTCGGGCTTGCCACCCCAATCCATGATCATCATGCCACGATCGTCATCACCTGCATCTGCATAATTGTGCGGAAAAGCATTGCCTATATAGACCACATTGCCTTTTTGTTGTCGCTTGTGAAAGTGTCCAGTAAATACCAATTCCTGATGCTGAAAGTGTCCAGTCTGCAACTGGCCGTGATCGGGCATCTGTACCATGGCATTCATGTAAAAATGCGGCAGCTCAAGATGTCCAAATATGTATCTGCTTTTCAGTTGTTTTACCGTGGTCCACTCGTCACCTATCAGCCAAGGCATGATAGTGACATTGCCTTCTGTGTGTAATTCACGTATGGGCACGATGTTGGGAAACAGGCGCATGAACTCAATGGAGTTGATTTCGCGTTTGTCTTTGTAGAACAAGTCGTGATTGCCTAGAATAAAATAGACTCGTTCAAAACTCTGACTGAGTTTTTCCAAGTTACTCACAGTATAATTCATGGTACTTACATCAGTGGTACTACGATTATGATGCCAATCGCCTAGGAATATAGCTGTTTCGCAGCCCTGTGCTTGAGCTGTGTCACAGAACCAAGACACAAAATTTTCACAGTCTTGATTGTGTGTACGACTTCCGGACTTCAATCCAAAGTGTATGTCAGTGAAGCATGCAACTTTCTTAAAAAGGTTCATAGATTAATTATAACAGAAAATAAATGTAAGGTCAAACTCAATCTAAACTATCTGTGATAGTGACTGGCCCAGGAGCGTTCTTACCACCATTGGCGCTGTTTTGTCGTGTCCAACTAGGATTCATGCCGTTCATTTCAAGAATGTCGTCTCGAATGTTTTGATTGCGTTTTTCAAGATTGATAATTCTAACGAATGAATTGGTCACAGCAGCAGTATAATAGGCAAACGGATTGTCACTTTTTGATTCGTCGAATTGTAGTCCAATCTGGGTAAGCTGAAGTATGGCCTGCCCTTTCATTTCATCATTGTAGGTATAACCACGGACGTTGCCTCTAGTGGCATATCTCTCACAGAGCTTGATAAACATGCGAGCTAGATCGTTGGTCATTTGTCCGTGATCCTTGGAGAACTCTCCTTGATCTAAATTGCCCTTCCAATGACTTTTTCCCACACACAACAAGTTGTTGTTGTCGTCATATTTCCAATGTTGAAACGGTGGAAAGTTTACCTTGTCATGGCTGTCAGCTGTGTTCTTTAGAGTTTTCTTGCGTCCCGGTGCCAGCGGTATATGTGTAAAGGTCATCACACGAAACACTAGATCCTGCTTCTGCACTTTGCGATAGTCTACTTCAAATTCTTTGGCTGGCATTTTTTTACCGGCTGCGTATACGGCTGCTTCGTGGGCGGCCTTGGCCATTTTAGATGCTCTATTTCGTTTGGCTTCTGCGATTGTACG